AATAAATATTTTCAGATAAACTGAGACTTTACGGAGAAAAACATGGCGACTCCTCAATTATCTCCAGGCGTACTCGTCAGAGAGGTTGACTTAACTGTAGGAAGAGCTGATAATGTTTTAGATAATATTGGCGCAATTGCTGGCCCATTTCCAATCGGACCAGTCGATTATCCAATTGACATTGCAACGGAACAAGATCTTATCAATGTTTTTGGCAAGCCCCAAAACACGGACGCGCAATATGAATATTGGATGAGTGCTTCATCCTATCTTTCATATGGAGGTGTTCTTAAGGTTGTCAGAACTGGCGGATCTACACTAAACAACGCAAATGCTGGTGTAGGCATCGCTTCAACTTCTATTCTTAAGATCGACAATTACGATGATTATTTAAATAATCATTCGGAAGGAACTAATTTCACATTTGCTGCAAAAAATCCAGGATCTTGGGCAAATGGTCTAAAAGTTTGCGTAATTGATGATCTCGCAGATCAGATCATCAGCATTGGAACAAGCAATCCAGGTTCTCTTGGTGCAGTAATCGGCAACGGAATAACTGCCCCAATTACTGGCGCTATAGTTCCAGGTGCTGGATCAACAGCAGTCTTTAATGGATTCATCAAGGGTATTATTACCGGTGTTACCACAGATGCAGTTAACAGCGCAAGCACCGTTAGTGTAAAAGTTCTTTCTAGAGTTTCTTCTTCTGGGGATGTAACTAACATTACCTATGCAGAAAATTCTGCGGTTGCTTCATTTACTCCATTAAGCACCGTAACTTTCGTAAACAATGCTGGTATTAATACTGGTACTGCTGCAGTAACGGCTATTGCAGATTGGTATAATGAGCAAACACTGAATCTATCCAATAGCACAATTTATTGGAAGTCTATTGCTCCAAAGCCAACTACTAATAAGTATGTTTTAGATAGAAATGGTAAGAATGATGCAATTCACATTGCAGTAGTTGACGATCTTGGAACAATCACAGGCAACCAAGGAACAATCATTGAGAAGCATTTAAATCTATCCAAGGCATTAGATACAGTATCTGCTGTAAATTCACCACAGAAGATCTGGTACGAGCAGTATGTTGCGGACTTCTCAGCACAAATTTATGCTGGAGGAAATCCATCAAGCGCAGCAGATTCTTATTGGGGAACTGCTCCTAGAGCAACAGCATTTACCACTGGATCTGGTTATACTCCAATTGCAAATGGCAATTCTCAGTGGGGATTAAATGCACAAGATACAACATTCAGTGCAATTGGAAATAAGACTTACACCTTAGGTGGTGGAGTTGATTATTCTGCTTCAGGTGGAATGAAGGCAACTCTAGGTAATCTAATAAGTTCTTATACATTATTCTCCAATAAAGATGAAATTCAGGTTGACTATCTAATCATGGGCCCAGGTCTTGACTCAAAGCAAGATTCGCAGGCAAAGGCAAACTACCTAATTTCTATTGCTGAGCAAAGAAAAGATTGTGTTGCTACCATAGGACCACACAGAACAGATTTGGTTGGTCTTACAAATACAACAACACAAACTACGAATCTCATTCAGTTCTTCAGTTCACTATCTTCTTCATCATATGCAGTCTTTGATAGTGGATACAAGTATACCTATGATAGATTCAACAATAAGTTCAGATTCATTCCATGCAATCCTGATGTTGCAGGTCTAATGTGCCGCACAAACATTGTTGCTTATCCTTGGTTCTCGCCAGCAGGACAGCAACGTGGTATTTTAAATAATGCTATTAAACTTGCATACAACCCAAATAAGGCACAAAGAGATCAACTTTATCCACAGAGAGTCAATTCAATTGTAACTCAACCTGGCGTAGGAACTCTTCTCTTTGGTGATAAGACAGGTCTAAGTTATGCATCTGCATTTGATAGAATTAACGTTCGCCGCTTGTTCCTAACGATTGAGCAAGCACTACAAAGAGCAGCAGAAGCTCAACTGTTCGAACTGAATGATGAACTGACAAGAGCAAACTTCAGAAATATTGTTGAACCATATCTCCGCGATGTTCAGGCAAAGAGAGGTCTCTATGGATTCCTCGTTGTTTGTGATAGCACAAACAACACTCCAGATGTCATTGATAACAATGAATTTAGAGCTGATATCTTCCTGAAACCAGCTAAGTCGATCAACTACATTACCCTAACATTCGTGGCTACCAGAACTGGTATAAGTTTTGAAGAAGTCGCTGGTACAGTTTGATAAGTTTATCTAAATAACAAAAGGAGGAGAAAATCATGGCATCAACAAGAGACAACAAAACAATCTCTCAATTTAAGTCAGCACTTGTAGGGGGCGGTGCTCGCCCCAATCTATTTGAAGTGGAACTTGCAAAACTTCCAGGAAATATTTCTTGGGATTCTAACAATTTTAGATTTATGTGCAAAGCAGCTGCGCTTCCTGCACAAAACATTGCATCGATTGATGTTCCCTTTAGAGGAAGAATTTTCAAAGTTGCTGGTGACAGAACAATTGATACTTGGACTGTAACGATCATTAACGACGAAGGATTTATCCTAAGAAATGCTTTTGAAAAGTGGTCTGAACTAATTGCAAAACTTGACACCAACATCGGTGCAACAGATCCAAGTGCATATATGGTAAATGCAAAGGTTTATCAACTTGGTAGAGGATCAAAGCTAAGCAGCAAAGACAATTCCGGAACACAAAATGCTGTTCTTAAGGAATATGAATTCATTGATATTTTCCCAACTAATGTTTCTGCTATTGATCTTTCATATGATTCTTCAGATACAATTGAAGAATTCACCGTCGAATTCCAAGTTCAGTCAATTAATGTAAATGGTGCTGGCGGTAGAAACGGTTAATAAATAGTAGAAAATCAATCAATTAATAATGGCAAAATTATTTGGATTCTCAATAGAGGATACTGAACCACTATCTCCTAATGCGGTTTCCCCCGTCCCTCAAAATAATGAGGACGGGGTTGACCACTACATGAGTAGTGGTTTTTTTGGTTCTTATGTTGATTTGGAAGGTGTATATAGAACCGAATTTGAATTAATTAAAAGATACAGAGAAATGGCACTTCACCCAGAAGTTGATAGTGCCATTGAAGATATTGTAAATGAGGCAATTGTATCAGATACAAATGATACTCCAGTAGAAATTGAGTTATCCAATCTCAATGCTAGTGATGGCCTCAAGAAAAAAATCAGACAAGAATTTAAATATATCTTAGACCTTCTAGATTTTGATAAGAAGTGTCACGAGATCTATAGGAATTGGTATATTGACGGAAGAATTTATTATCACAAAGTAATTGATTTAAAGAATCCACACGAAGGAATTCAAGAATTGCGTTATATTGACGCAATGAAAATGAGATATATTCGTAAAGAAAAGAAGAAAGACGAAAATAAATTCAATCTAACTAAAATACAAAGTGATAATCCAATGGATTATGACTTCCCCGAAATTGAAGAATATTTTATCTACAATCCAAAGACATCATATCCAACAGGAAATGTAATGTCTACTGGCGCAAGCCAGGGAATTAAAATGACAAAAGATTCTGTTACTTATTGCACATCAGGTCTTGTTGATAGAAACAAAGGAAATACTCTTTCTTATCTGCACAAAGCAATCAAATCTCTCAATCAACTTCGCATGATTGAAGATAGCCTTGTTATTTACAGATTGTCCCGTGCTCCTGAGCGTAGAATTTTCTATATTGATGTAGGTAATCTTCCCAAAGTAAAAGCGGAACAATATCTCCGTGATGTTATGATGAGATATCGTAACAAACTTGTGTATGATGCAAACACTGGTGAGATTCGTGATGATAAAAAATACATGAGTATGCTTGAAGATTTCTGGCTTCCTCGTCGTGAAGGTGGTCGTGGTACTGAAATTACCACACTTCCCGGTGGTCAAAATCTTGGAGAAATTACAGACATTGAATATTTTAAGAAAAAACTCTATCGTTCACTAAACGTTCCGCCATCAAGAATGGATGGTGAAGGTGGATTTAATCTAGGTCGTTCTTCAGAAATTCTTAGAGATGAACTTAAGTTCACTAAGTTTGTAGGGAGACTGAGAAAGAGATTCTCAAACATGTTCAATGACATGCTAAGAACTCAACTACTTCTGAAAAATATTGTATCTCCTGAAGATTGGGAGGTTATGAGTGAGCATATTCAATATGACTTCTTATACGACAATCATTTCACAGAACTAAAAGATTCTGAACTTTTAGCTGAAAGACTGAATATGGTAGCAACTGCAGAACCATATGTCGGTAGATATTTCTCCCAGGATTATGTAAGACGTAAAATTCTTCGCCAGTCTGATATTGAAATTCTTGAGCAAGATAAATTAATTCAAAAAGAAATAAAAGATGGAATTATTCCCGATCCAAATACCCCAGTTGAACCAGAAGTTGCTCCAGGATCAACTGGTATGGATCTGGGTGCTCCGGTTATGGAACCAGATTTAAGAGCGCAAGAAAAATCAGTTGCACCACCCGAATTACCTAAGGGTGGAGAAATTTAATAAATACTAACGATTACTTGTGAGATATAAAAATGGATGATCTTCTAGATATGATTATTGCTGATGAATCTCCTTCAACTATCAGCGATAAAATTAAAGATATGCTATTTGCAAAATCATCAGAAAAAATTGATGCTTTTAGGCCAGCAGTGGCAAATGATATGTTCAATGGGGAAACAGAAGAAGAGGATGAAG